TGGCGCTGCGCTTGTTACTTTTGAAAGCCACCTAGTGATGAACAAACAAAAGATCATATCCGCTCGCTCTACAATCCGTCGCAGTACCTAGCCGGTGCTACATGTACTAGGACAATTGTAGTCGCCGCGAAGCGAGCAGGGCAGTGCATTTTCTACTGGGCCTCCTCGCCGTTAAGCGATAGGGGAACAATAACAGAATGGACGCTAATTAGAATAGGTTTATCGTTACGAGATGTAACTAAATTGTTTCAAATTGTTACTGTTCTTCTGACCTATCACAATATGCACAATATGTAAAATGGAGATATAATGAAAACTGTATGTTTATACAGTACTTTCCTCCATTATTCCTTCATTATTGGTGCATTATTCCTGACAACAAGTTTAAGTTTATTCCCGTCAGACCGACGTAATGCCATTCTAAGGTGGGTTATAAAAAATAGGTGCTAGGCTACAGGGTAACAATGGAGGATCTTAGAGGAGAATATGAGGCGATCTAGCGGCTGTATGTATGTACAGTAACGTATTGAAAATATGGGTAATATGCAAAATACATGCCAACTATTTCGCATGTTAAAAATCTTTTACATTATTGTAAATCTTGCCCAGCAGTAGCGCAGCGCGTCTTATTCTAAATAATTTACAATTGGGAAATACTTTCAAATAAGAAACATTCCTATTTAAAAGTATTTTACAATTGGGAATAGATCGCCACTACAATTGACAATCAGTACAATATGGTAATGAGAATCATTTGCATCTGATTCTGAGGGGCGGGGCAGGTGGCCAGTGGGGGTGGGGGTAGGTATAATGCAATCTTAAACATTTTACACTATTTTTCAATTGTAAACCTTGACACCCATATTAGGCAACATTGGGAATAGTTGCGCTCACAAGTACAATATTTAGAATATTCATCTTCTATGTTAACATATATTTTTATATATATTTTAACTATATATTTAACATATATATTAAAAATAGATGTATCAGTATTCTTAATATTCTACATATTATACACAGAGATGTTAACTTTGTCAAGTGTTTTCTGTAAAGAAAACGAAAAAAAGTACTTGACAAATCCAGATTTGTTGTCTATAATGGTTATATTTTAGTTACTTATGTCACATATTTCAAAATTTGTACCAAAAGATTCTCGTCCTACCAAGGATAGAGAGTTAACTGAAAAGCAGCAAAAGTTCTTGGACTGTCTAATCCAAACGGGAGGTGATCCAAAAATAGCAGCAGAGCTTGCAGGTTACGCAGAAGGTAGTTATCCACAAGTCATTAAAAGTTTGCAACAAGAAGTGATAGATCTGGCCTCGCGTATTCTAGCTCAATCTGCACCCCAAGCCGCTTTTAAGCTGGTACAAGTGATGAATACAGATGAGACTATTCCACAAGTGAATACTAAGTTACAGGCAGCACAGACTATTTTGGATAGAGTAGGCATATCAAAAACAGATAGATTAGATGTTAACCACAATGTAGATGTGAATGCAGGTAGCTTATTTATTTTACCAGCGAAAGAGACTCAAGTGTACGAAGGTGAAGTAAGTGAAGTTTCCGAAGACTAAAAAGAAAGCATCAGGTTCTATTCCTTTTGGATATGAACTAACTGAAGATGGGAAACAGCTACAAGCAGTCCCTAAACAGATAAAGATGTTACAAGATGCTATTGATGGTGTTATTGATGGAAGGATTGCAAGCCTAAGAGAAGCTAGAGAGATAATCAATAATGCTTCTGAAGATGCGAAAGTTTCTCATCAAACCATCAGTAAGTATGTAAAGCAGGAGAAGATTGATAGAGGGTTACTTGACCCTAATACTCCTAAGAGACAATACAACTATCACAGTGAAACTAAGGCTAAGATTTCTGCTCAAAGATCTCTAAGAGAGAAAAAGAAAAGAGAAAAGAAGCTTCAGGCACAACTTAGTAATCTAAAGACAAGTCTAAAGAAACAAGAAAATTTACAGACTAAATTAGATGAACCAGCAGACGCTACTACCAAAGAAGGTAAGATAGTAGAAGCAGATGATTTAGAGCTACTTCCAGACAATGTGAGGGAAGAAGCAAAAGCAAAGGAAGTTATATTTCAGCCTAATGAGGGGCCACAGACAGACTTCCTAGCAGCGCCAGAGACAGACGTTCTATACGGCGGTGCAGCAGGAGGTGGTAAATCCTATGCTATGCTTGTAGATCCCCTCAGATTCGCTCATAGGGCTGCTCACAGGGCGTTAATACTAAGACGCTCCATGCCTGAACTGAGGGAACTTATAGATAAGTCTAGAGAGTTATATCCGAAGGCTTTTCCCGGCTGTAAGTTCAGAGAAGTTGAAAAGATCTGGACTTTCCCATCAGGAGCTAAACTAGAGTTTGGTTTCTTGGAACGAGATGCAGATGTGTACAGATACCAAGGTCAAGCATATTCTTGGATTGGTTTTGATGAGATTACACATTTAAGTACAGAGTTCTCATGGAACTACTTAGCATCACGACTAAGAACAACAGACCCTGAGATTACTCCTTACATGCGTTGTACTGCAAACCCCGGTGGAGCAGGAGCGCATTGGGTAAAGAAGCGATATGTACATCCTTCAGAACCTAATGAGAGTTTTACAGGAGCGGATGGACTGACACGTAAGTTCATACCTGCTAGGTTAGATGATAACCCTTATCTTTCAAAAGATGGCAGATATGAACAGATGTTGAAGGCGTTGCCAGATGTGCAACGTAAACAGCTTTTAGAAGGAGATTGGGACATTACAGAAGGCGCTGCCTTCACTGAGTTTGATACAGAAGTACATGTTATTCCTCCTTTTGAAATCCCAATAGGATGGGAAAGGGTAAAAGGTATTGACTATGGTTATGCTTCTGAGAGTGCTTGTGTTTGGGGTTGTGTTGATCCTTCTGATGGCACCCTTATAATTTATAGGGAGTTATATCGTAAAGGGCTTACAGGTGAAGACCTAGCTGTTATGATAACAAACATGGAACTAGAAGATCCTTTTTCTGTTCAAGGTGTACTAGATACAGCAGCATGGAACAGAACAGGTACTACAGGCCCTACAGTTGGAGAAACACTACAACGAGGTGGGCATAAGCTGCGAAGAGCAGATAAAAATAGAATTCAGGGTAAGATTCAAATACATGAATACTTGCGAGTACAACCAAGTGGCAGACCAAAAATACAGATATTTAACAGTTGCCCTAACTTGATACGTGAGCTACAGAGTATACCATTGGACAAGTCTAATCCTGAAGATGTCGATACACATGCACCTGATCACGCATACGATGCGTTAAGGTATTTAATTATGTCAAGGCCCAAAGTTAATGACATATTTAACCAGTTTAGACACATGAGGATGGAACAGGCTTACACGCCAGTTGATTCAGAATTTGGATATTAGGAGGAACATATGACTAACCCAGTTGTAGATATACGAGATACGGGGCGTAACTCAGCGAAGTCGCTAGACGTTCAAGCCCTATCAGATAATGTTATTACTTCAGCAACGTCTGCTACTACAGACACTATTGCTGTAACGGCTAACGCTACTTATGATGTTAGCTTTACTCAACCTGCTGATACTTCAATTAAAAATCTTATTATGATTGCTAATGGTAACTTAGTTACTGGTGGCTCTTCAGGTGACGATATTGATTTTGACTTAGGAACAGCAGCAGGTGGTGGACAGATTATTGATGAAAAAGCTATTGCGGATGATGGTGGCAGTGCTGTTACTATTACTGCTAACACCCCTTTGTACATTATTGCTAATGGTGTTCCAGCCGCAGCTAACGGCTTTTCTACCATGAGTGGTGGCCCAGCTACTTCAGAAGCAATGACGCTTGCAGGTTCTTTGTATAGTGCTGCTGCACGTACACTGCACATTCGCTTAAAGCCTCTTGCAAGTGACTTAGCGACAGCAGCAACTACTGCTACTTTTTTAATTGAGTTCCAACATCTTGGTGTAACTCCAGACTAGTAAATTATGGCTGAAAATAACTTAACATCAAACGAGCTTTACTTTGAAGAAGTAGAGTCTGAGCAAGGGATGAATTTGAGCCTTGAAGAAAACTTACAAAATAATCTTGTGGGTTTGATTCAAGACAGATTTATCTCTGCTGAATCTGCGCGTGATCTAGATGAGTCACGATGGCTTGCTGCTTATCACAACTATCGTGGTATGTATGGAAAGCATGTACGATTTAGAGAATCTGAAAAGTCTAGAGTATTTGTAAAGATTACAAAAACTAAAGTACTTGCTGCATACGGACAGCTTGTAGATGTTATATTTGGAGCGAATAAGTTTCCTATTGGTATTAGTGAAACTAAAGTGCCTGAAGGTGTGGCAGAACATGCACACTTAGACACACAGACTCCAGTGCCAGGAATAGAAACTTCTGTTGTTGAACAAGAAACAGAAGTAGAGAATCCTTATGACGTAGGTTACGAAGGCGATGGGCGTGTTCTCAAAGCTGGAGCAACCTATGGCACAGGGAAATTTGAACAACAAAGAGTGGAAGAATTAGCAGAAGACAGTCTTAAAGAAGGTCTATCTCCTATTCCAGAAGCACTTGAAATTAGTCCAGCACAGAAAGCTGCTAGACGAATGGAAAAGCTTATACACGATCAGATTGAAGAATCTAATGGTGCTAGTGAAATAAGAAACTCTTTGTTTGAAGCAGCGTTGTTTGGGACAGGTATTGTAAAAGGCCCATTCAACTTTAACAAAACTCTTAATCGTTGGAGTACGGAAGACGGAGAAAGGAAGTATAGTCCTGTGTCAGTACGTGTTCCTCGTATAGAGTTTGTAAGTATATGGGATTTCTTTCCTGATCCTAATGCAACCACAATGGCAGAGTGTGAGTATGTGTTCCATAGACATCGTATGAATCGTACTCAACTCAGAGGTCTTAGCAAGCTACCATACTTTGACAAAGATGCGATACGTGAATGTTTGCAGATGGGGCCTAACTACATTGAAAAAGACTATGAACAAGAACTAAAAGACGATAGCCGTAGTGATGAATATGGTGCTAGTCAGTTTGAAGTCTTAGAGTATTGGGGCGTCATGGATGCAGAGTATGCTCGTCAAGTCGGTATGGAACTGGATGAAGGAGTAGACGATTTAGATGAAATCCAAATTAACGCATGGATTTGCAATGGTAAGATGCTTCGGGCAGTGGTTAACCCATTCACCCCATTTAGAGTACCTTATCACGCTTTTACCTATGAGCGTAATCCCTATAGCTTTTTTGGAATTGGCGTAGCCGAAAATATGGACGATTCGCAAAAGATTATGAACGGTCATGCTCGCATGGCTATTGATAATCTTGCATTGTCGGGATCACTTGTATTTGATGTAGATGAAACTGCCCTTGTAGGTGGTCAAAGCATGGAAATATATCCCGGCAAAGTGTTTCGTCGCCAAGCAGGAGTACCGGGACAATCTATTAATGGATTGAAGTTCCCAAATACTTCCCAAGAAAATATGATGATGTTCGATAAGTTTAGGCAATTAGCAGATGAACAAACAGGTATTCCTAGTTATTCTCATGGACAAACAGGTGTTCAAAGCATGACTAGGACTGCCTCTGGCATGTCTATGTTACTTGGTGCTGCTTCACTAAACATTAAAACAGTTATTAAAAACTTAGATGATTTTCTTTTGAAGCCTTTGGGCGAAGCGTACTTCCAATGGAACATGCAGTTTCTTGAAAGTGACCTTGGTGTTGAAGGTGATCTAGAAGTTAAAGCAACAGGAACAAATAGCCTGATGCAGAAAGAGGTACGGAGTCAGAGACTTACTATGTTCTTGCAAACAGCAGCTAACCCTGCCGTTGCTCCGTTTATTAAAATTAACAAGCTTATCAGTGAACTTGCTTATAGCTTAGATCTTGATCCAGATGAACTGTTGAACGATCCAGAAGAAGCAGCAATGATGGCACAAATCATAGGAATGCAAAATGCTGGACAAGCAACTGGCGCGGAAGCTGGCCCCCTTGGTGAAGAACAAGCAGGAATGGGCGGCGTTGGAGGAGTACCTCAACAACCTCAAAACCTTGGAGTTACAGGTACTGGTGGGGGCAACATTGGAACAGGAAATGTTCCGCAGTCAGGGGAAGATGAATTTGCTGGGTAGATTACTAGAGTTGCCTCAAGTAGTAAATGAAGTTTTAGAAAGGAAAGAAGATAATGGCTAAAGATATGTCAGGCGGTATGTTATCAAGAAGTAGAGAACTTCAAGAGGCAAGAGAAGAAGATATTAGGAGAGATGAAGCTCTTAGGGCTGTTCGTTTAGAAATTGCAAGAATAAAAGAAGAAAATCCTGTTCCTTCTGAAAAAGTACAAAAAGAACTAGCAGAACTTGAGCAACAAAGAGAAATGTTTCAAAACATGCAAATGGGTTTTGAAAAAGCTACAACCTCAAGAGAAGGTAAAGCAGAAGGTGGTAAGTTTCCTGACCTTACAGGTGATGGAGAAGTAACACAAGCAGATGTACTTAAAGGCCGTGGAGTATTTAATGAAGGCGGGACTTTAATGATGCCTGTAGAAGGTATGCCAGTAGACACCTATCCAAACATCCCAGCAGATGAAATGGATGAAGCAATGGCCTCTCAGCTTCCTGATGATGAAATGGAAGATGATTATATTAAATACGTGATGGATGAATCACTTAGCGATGAAGAACAAGATTATTTAGCAGACGCATTACAAAATGATTCTAGATTAGAAGACATACTAGAAAAAGTAATGCTGACTGCTACAGAATTTTCGGGTGCTGGCGAAGTAGATGGCCCCGGAACTGGTGTATCAGACTCTATACCCGCTCGTTTAAGCGACGGTGAGTTTGTATTTACCAAAAAAGCAACCGACCAGATGGGTGCAGACAATCTCCAACGAATGATGGATGATGCTGAACGTGCCTATGATGGCGGTTATCAGATGAAGGCTGTAGGCGGTATGATGGAGGATGAAGATCCAGAAAACCTCGGAATGAGTCAAACTCAAGAAGAAATTGAGAAGCTTATGATGGGTGCCAACAGAATGCCAAGCCTTCAATAATTTTACGGCTACCTTGGTAAGTCAAGCCCCATTTACTCGACGGAGTTAATAATGGCTACCTTGCAAGACACAAGCCCCGTGAAGGAGATTGAGAATGTCAGAACCACAATACGAAGAGGAAGTAAGTAACCCATATAATGCACGCAAGCCTTGGCATACGCCAGACGAGCCTCGTAGAGGTGATGCAGATGGATTATTTTACGCAGAGCGCGAACAGGCTACCCCAGAAGAGGCCCCTGAAGAAGAAGCTCAACCTCGTAAAAGAACTAATTACAAAAAGCGATATGATGATTTAAAGAAGCATTATGATACTAAGCTTTCTGAGTTTAAGCAAAAAGAACAAGAACTTCTTGCTATGGCACAGTCAGCACAACCTGCTTATCAGCCACCTAAGTCTGAAGAAGAGTTAGAGAACTTTAAGCAAGAGTATCCTGATTTGTACAATACAGTTGAGACTGTTGCACACATGCAAAGTCAGCGACAGGTAGCAGATCTTGAAGCACAACTACAGTCTATGCGGCAACGTGAGTCTGAAGTATTGCGGCGAGAAGCTGAGTCTACACTGAAGCAACGTCACCCTGATTTTGAAGATCTTAGAGGCGACGATGACTTTCATACTTGGGCAAAGGAACAACCAGAACAAATTCAAGATTGGATTTACAATAATCCAGATAATGTAACTTTAGCATCTAAAGCAATAGATCTTTATAAGTTAGAAACTGGCAAATCTCAAACACAATCACAGCCCAGACAGCGGAAGCAACAAGGCAGTGCAGCGGATATGGTATCAACTAAAACCACCTCTGTAGATGCTAAGCAACCTAAAGTTTGGACTGAACGGGAAATCGCTGCTATGTCCCTTGATCAGTTTGATAAGTATGAAGATGAAATCAAACTAGCTATGATGGAGGGCAGAGTAGTAAAATAACTTATGTTTTACTAGGAGTATATTAACATGGCTAATAACGTATCAGATCAATTTTTTGAACCAAGTACAGATACCAATGCAAACTTTGGTAACTCTGTATCAGGACAAACGAATTCGTTTTTCCTACCTAAAGTTTATTCCAAGCAGGTACTAAACTTTTTCCGTAAGTCTTCTGTAGTAGAAGCAATTACTAACACTGACTATGCTGGTGAAATATCTGCATTTGGTGATAGTGTGCGAATCATCAAAGAACCCGAAATTACTGTTTACCAGTATGAGCGTGGTGCTGATGTAACTGCTACTAAACTTACTGACCAAGAACTAACCTTGGTCGTTGACGTAGCTAACGCTTTCAAATTCATCGTTGATGATATTGAAACTAACATGTCTCACGTTAACTTCCGTGACGTAGCAACCTCTTCAGCAGCTTACGCATTGCGTGATGCTTTTGACTCAGGTGTTATTGCTGAGATGTTTGCTGGTGTGTCGGCTTCTAGCCCTAACCACATTCTTGGTTCTGACAACGCTACTGACCTTGCTGCTGGTACCTTCGACGGTACTGGTAACTTGGACATTGGTTTCGGTTCTAGTGAGCATGATCCTATTGATGTTCTTTCTCACATGGCTCGTTTGCTTGATGAGCAAAACGTACCTGAAGAAGGACGATGGTTCCTTGCTAACCCAGAGTTCTATGAAGTACTTGTACAAAGTTCTTCTAAGCTCTTGTCAGTTGACTACAACGCAGGTCAAGGCTCAATCCGTAACGGTTTGGTAAGCTCTGGCAAGCTACGTGGTTTTGATATGTACAAGTCAAACAACATTGCTGCAACTACTAACGCTGCTGGCAAGTGCTTGGCTGGTCACATGTCTTCTACGGCTACTGCTCAAACTATTACCAACACTGAGGTTCTTCGTGACCCTGACAGCTTTGGTGATATTGTTCGTGGTCTGCACGTATACGGCGCACAGGTACTTCGCTCTGAAGCTCTTGTGTCTGCTTTCTACGGCATCGACTAGTACTGGACGGGGCTGCTTCGGTGGCCCCTTTCCTTTTGGAGATATTTAACTATGCCTCAAATTGGTTCAGAAGCAAATCCTGTTACGTTTAGAAAAGCTATTGTTGGTAAAGGAAGCAGATTTCGTAAAGGAATGAATCTTTCTCAGTATAAAGATAACTATGATCGTATTTTTAACAAAGGTGAAAATACAACAGAGTATGAAACAGAGATAGAAGCTGCTAGAGAAAAAAGTAAAACATTTTCAATGGAGCAAGATTAGTGAATAAAGTTCCAATGAAAAAAGGTTATGTTCCTAATAAATATACAGGGAGAAGTATGATGATGTATGGCGGTGATATGAATCGTAAAAAAGCTGCTATGGGTTACTCTGCGATGGATGAAGAAATGGATCGCAAGATGAAAAAGAAAATGCGTAGCGGTGCGATGGGCGGTGGACGCCAAATGTATGGACACGGCGGTAAAGCTAAATCTGATATTTACGCAATGGAAACTGCTTGTAACGCAATGGCTGGCTACAATAAAAGCCTACCTAAAGGACGATGAGAGTCAAGGCACCCAAGGGCTATCACTGGATGAAAAGTGGTAAGACCTACAAACTTATGAAGCATGAAGGTAAGTTTAAAGCACATAAAGGTGCTTCTCTTACAGCTAACTTTGAAATACAGAAGGTACATAAAAAATAATGGCTACTTATCTTTCATTAACAAATGAGCTACTGCGAGAGATGAATGAAGTCGCATTGACTTCTTCTACTTTCGCTAATGCTATTGGCGTTCAGCAGCATGTTAAAGATGTAATTAATAGGGCTTATTTTGATATTGTTAATGAAGAACCTCAGTGGCCTTTCTTAGCTGTAGCAGAAAGCGGTGCTGTAGATCCTATGTACGGCAATGTATATATTGAAACTGTAGCAGGAACACGTTGGTATGAACTAAAGCCAGCAAGTTCTTCTTTAGTTAATGACTATGGCTATATTGATTGGGATAATTTTTATCTTACTACTGTAGGTGTTAGCGGTGAGTCTGCTCCTTATGAAGCGCGTAATTTACGTTTTACTACTACTGAAGAGTTTAAAGACTACTACAGAATTAGTGAAAACTTAGATGATGCAGACACACAACAGTATGGCGTACCTAGTCGAGTAATTAAAAGTCCTGATGGTAGAAACTTTGGATTGAGTCCTATTCCTGATAAAGTATATCGTGTTTGGTTTTTTGCGTATGCTTTACCTACACCTTTAGATGCTTTCGGTGACGAAATAGTTTTTCCAGATGTATACAAAACAGTATTACTTGCTAGGGCTAGATACTATGTGCATCAGTTTAAAGAAGATACTCAAGCAGCAGCTTTTGCTCTTGAAGACTATAAGCGTGGTATACGCTTGATGCGCTTGCACTTGATGGAACCAGCGCCGGGATACTTTAAAGATGACCGTGTGAGGTTTGTGTAGTGTCACAGCCTTGGGGATTTTCGTGTAAGGGCGGTTTAAACGTCAACCTGAACCAGCTAGAAATGCTTTCTCAGCCGGGGTTTGCTACACGCCTTAGAAACTTTGAAGTAGACCCTGATGGTGGCTACAGACGAGTAGATGGTTTTACAGAGTTTGGAGATACTAGACCTAATAGTAGTGAAGGTATTCTTGGCATGACAGTATACGCAGATGGCGTAGTTGTTTGTTCAGGCACAGGAATATTTTTTAGTCAAGACGGTACTTCTTGGCTTCAAGTAAATAGAGCAAGTGTATCTGGATCAGGAGATAATTACTCTACATTTACAGGACGCTCAGTAGCTGCACGTACTTCTCAAGGACGATGCAGTTTTGCTTTATATGAAGGTACGTCAGATTATGGTGAGCTAGTTATTTGTGATGGTGTAAACGAACCGTTCTTATTTCAAATGACAGGCACAGATGCAGATATAACTAATCGTACATTCTTTGCAAAAGAGATCACAGTAAGCGGAACTACAGGCCCTGCTGTTGGTGTAATACACGATAAACACTTAGTAGTTGCAGGAGCTTCTACAGCTAAAAATACTATATTCTATAGTAGCACTAATGATATTGATAGTTTTACTGGAAGCGGCGCAGGAAGTATTGTAATTGAAGATGCTGTAGTAGGACTAGCAAGCTTTCGTAGTGACTTAATTATCTTTTGTCAGAATAGTATACATAAACTTGTAAATATAAATAACTCTAGCACTGTAGCAGTCGTGCCTATTACAACAAACGTAGGCTGTGTATCAGGCGGCAGTATTCAAGAAATAGGTGGCGACCTTTTATTTCTTTCTCCTGATGGAGTGCGAACAGTTGCAGGTACAGCAAGGATTGGTGACGTAGAGTTAGGGTCTGTTAGTAGGCAGATACAAAGTATTATATCTGATATTGCTGCTGATAAAGACTACATTATTACTAGCGCAGTACTTAGAAGTAAATCACAGTATCGTTTATTCTACACTAAAGCTACTGAAAGCCCTACTATTGCTAGAGGCATTATTGGTACTTTAACATCTAATGGTTTTGCGTGGTCAGAGACATTAGGTATTCAAGCACTAGGCTTTGTATCAGGATTAGATAAAGATGGTATAGAACAAGTATATCATGGTGATAAAGATGGATATATATACAACCATCTTTCAGGTAATTCTTTCCGTAGTTCAGGCGCAGCAAGAGATATAGATGCTGTGTATCAAACACCAGACTTTGATTTTGGTGATGTAGGTACTAGAAAGACTCTTAAATACGCAAGAGTTTCCTTTAGTCCTGAAGGAGCAGTTGAACCTAGCTTCAGAGTACGGTATGATTACGAAGATCCTGATATACCACAACCAGAACCTTTTGCAGTTACCAGCATTGCTCTTCCAGCAATCTTTGGTACATCTGCTTTTAATGCAGTTACATTTGGAGCAACAAGTGATCCTATGGAAAGGATTACACTAGAAGGCTCTGGGAATACTTGCAGTTTTAGAATTACAAGCGAAGATCAAAAGTCAGCCTATGCTGTAAATGGTCTTTATATAGATTACATGCCATCAGGTAGGAGATAATAAATGGCTCAGAATTATACTAGACAGAGTTCTATGGCTGATGGAGATACTATCACAGCAGCACTATTTAACAATGAATATAACCAACTAGTAAATGCTTTTGCATATTCATCATCTAGTGCATCTTCTACTGGTCATAGACACGATGGCTCTGCTGGTCAAGGTGGTAACATACCTCAGATTGGTGATTTAGATTTTCTTAATAAGGTTGTAGTAGACGGAACAAATAACAGAGTAGGCTTTTTCGTAGAAGTATCTAGTAGTGCAGTTGAGCAAGTACGCATCCAAGATGGAGCTATTGTACCTGTTACAGATAATGATATTGACCTTGGTACTAGTTCTTTAGAATTTAAAGATGGCTACTTTGACGGTACAGTTTATGCAGACGCTATAAACTTTAATGGTACTGCAATTACAGCTACTGCTGCTGAACTTAATATTATGGATGGTGTAACATCTACAGCAGCAGAGATTAATCTTTTAGATGGCGTTACAGCTACTACAACAGAACTTAATTATAACGATACTGGATCTGCTGTAGGCACAGTAGTAGCAAGTAAGGTCGTAACAGTAGATGCAAATAAAGATGTATCTAGCTTTCGTAACATTACACTTACTGGAGAACTAGATGCAGGATCTCTTGACATTTCAGGCGACGCTGACATTGACGGTACGCTGGAGACTGATGCACTGTCTATTAATGGCACAACGGTTACGGCTACGGCAGCGGAACTCAACATACTTGATGGCGTTACAAGCACAGCCGCTGAACTAAATATACTTGATGGTGTAACTAGTACTACAGCAGAACTAAACATTCTTGACGGTGTAACGTCTACAGCAGCAGAAATTAATATTGTAGATGGAGACACTTCAGCAACTTCTACTACTCTTGCAGATGCAGATAGAGTTGTAGTCAATGACAGTGGTACAATGGTTCAAGTTGCTCTTACTGACTTTGAAACATACTTTGAAAGTGCTTTAGATACTTTATCAAATGTAACTACTGTAGGTGCTTTAAACTCTGGCAGTATTACTTCAGGCTTTGGTGCTATTGATAATGGATCATCAGCTATTACTACTACAGGTACAGTAACTTATGGTTCTTTAAGTGATGGTTCAATTACCATTACAGCTTTTGTAGATGAAGATGATATGTCTTCTAACTCTGCAACACTTGTACCTACTCAACAGTCTGTTAA